TTCCATAATTATCCATAATACCCAAATTAGTTCCCTGATAATGCCAGTTTGTAGCTTGATATATTCCACCAATATGTTCTTGCCCTGGATCGGCATAAGATATTAGAACTTTTATATCTGGGGCATTTTCCTTTAACCATTGAAATGTTTTAGATATAGAAATGCTCTCCATATTCTTACCATATTCTTCATAAATAAATAACCGAGTAAGTTCTAACGCTTGTTTTGGTTCTAATTCACTCGAAATTGAAGCAGCCGCTCTAGCACCTACTGGATAACCATAAATTGCAACTCCGGCTAATTTTTCTTCTTTTTCATCAAAGAAAGCATGTTCATTATCCATTTCATAAAATATACCGAGCGCGTATCTACAACTAGTCCACGCGTGACTATAATGATTTTTAACAATCACATCTTTAGCTATCTTCTTCGATATTTCACGAATTGTTATTTTGGTTTTATCTATTTTCCCCATTTTCCATTATTTCCACTTCATCCTATTCACCAACAACGCTATGATAGAATAATTTGCCATATCAATAAATGTATCTTCAACGGACTCATCTACTACATCTTCTCTACTCTTTAATATGAGACTCATCAATCTATTTAATTTATCATTCATTCTGATAACTACACCGGATAATGACATTTTTCTATCTTCTTTTTTCTCAATATCACCACCAAGCATTATATTACCTTTACCGTAATTATACTGCTTACGACAAAACAATTCATATTGTTCTTTCTGTAATCTCTTAAATTCTGATGTCATTTCCGGACATTCTAATTCCATAAGAGCAACCACATCACCATCACCACCTGTAAGATATGAATTTATTTTATCTTTCTTTCCATTCTTGTATGCCATAAATGGAGTTCCATCATCGTGTTTTGCTATTACATTACCAAAATCTTCAAGTTCATAGTTCTCTTTTGTTGGTTTATCTTTTATTACATTTTTATTCATTTTAATACCTTTTTAATTTGTTTTTTATCTGTACCATATATTTCTAATATCTCTTTTAATTCTTGTTTGTCTAACAACTCAATATATTCTATTGCATGTATTTTGTTACATTCAAAATGTTTGCGAATTATATCAATTAAAAACTCATCATATTTTGTAGTTTTTTTACCTTTTATATATTTGTTAAATCGTTTACCTTTTGGTAAAACATCACAATACCATTTATATACTTCCTTAGGTTGTAGTAACCCAATTGAATATTGCTGAAAGAAACCAACAATCTCAATAAAATCATCATCCATTGATAACCACCGATTTATCATATATACATTAAAAGATTTTTTATCTGTGTCTGAAAATGTATTCCAGGGTTTTTTATTAACTAATAGTTGGTCCAACCAATTGAATATAGTCATTATTATTTACCCTTGTAATCTGTTTCATAAAAACCACTACCTTTAAATTGTGGTTTAGCATTTGATTTCCACACTCTTTCCATTGTTGGTTGGTGTGTTCCACAACTTGCTTTATTACATCTTTTACAGATTGGATTTTCATTATTCATACCTTGATTTACTTCAACTTCTATTTGACAAGATGGACACTTGAATGTGTAATACGGCATCAAATTAAATATCTAATTCACTTTGTCTGAATTCACTATTTACGTGTCCGCATTTTTTACATGCAAATACAGCCATTGGAATGATTGTTTCTTGGCTTGTTGGTGAAACTAATGCTGACAATTTTCTCAACATCAATGATTGTTCAAATGTATCATTCATACACACCTCACATACAATTTCAGTTGTTTTTGTAATATCTATTTGTTCTTGTTGTGGTGCATCATTATTACCAAAGTTACCTTTAATCGTTGTCATTATCTTCCTCCTGTGTTATTTCCGTTATTGTTACATCTTTTACTTTCCACCCTGTTTTATTTAATATATTTTCATCTTCATATGGTGGTTGAAATAATGTAACTACTATTGTTTGACCTCTATAATGATTTTCTACTCTAAATACTTTCATTCATTAGTCCTCTAAAATTGATAATACTTCATTTTGACTCATAATAATAACATTTTCACCATTTAATTTATATTCTTGTACCACAGCGTGTTTATTGTAAAGTATTGTATCACCAACTCCTACAATAATTGGAATGATTATTCCGCTCGCAGAATACATACCTTGTCCTACTGATATAACCTCACCTTCAAGTAAAGCTCCATCTTGTACTGTATCTGGTAGAATAATACCACCTGCCGTTACATTATCATCTTCTATTTGTTTTTGTCTTATGACTATCTTGTCATTTACTGGTTTTAATTTCATTTAAATAATCCTTAATAATTTTACTATTGTTGCCATAAATGTTATTTCTTTATCTACAACATTTACCTCTTGATATTGCCCCTCAGCGATTGCTAATATACATTCGGCATCTTTACCATTAGAATATTCATCGAGATTATCATAAAGTAATTTATATAATTCAGCATAATCATTTACTGAATTGTCAGCAAGAAACTTTCTAATCTCTTTTGGTTTACTTCCATTAGATAACATACCAAGTAGTTGTATCTTGTAGTCATTCTGAATTACTGAACTAATATCTATTTTCAATTTGTTATTTACAATTTGTCTTTGTGCTGAATTGATAACCCTACGGATGTCTGGGTAACCCGCGTTTACTACCATTGCCAAATCATCGAGTTTAAAATCAACACCTTCCGTTTCAAGAATATTCTTCAAATGTAATGCCACTTCTTTCCTTGATGGTGGTGTTATTTTATATGATTGACATCTCGATTGAATTGGGTCAATTATTCTTTCAACATAATTACAAGTAAGAATGAACCTACAATGTTTTGAAAATGTTTCCATAAGATTACGAAGTGCCGCTTGTGCGTTCGGGGTTAAAAAATCACTTTCATCGAGTATCACAATTTTTAATTCCTTAAACCCTATGGTAGATGCAAAGTTTTTTATCTTTGTTCTCACATTATCTACATTATTTTCATCTGAAGCATTGATATATAAATAATCACAATCAATATTCTTTGTAATAATTTTTGCTAATGTTGTTTTCCCTGTTCCAGCAACTCCATATAACAATAGATGTGGGACATCTTCAGATTCAAGATATATCTTTACTTTTTCTTTAAGATGTTCATTGCCTATGTATGTATCTAATGTTGTTGGCCTATATTTCTCGACCCAAAGTGAATGGTTTATCGTTTCCATTTATAGCTCCAATTATGTTTAATTGCTTGTATCAGTAGCCCAAACAATGTATTTCTCATTATTACATTATCTGGATTTTTCATAATTAAAGTATATTTAGTTTCTTTAGCTAAATAAGCCATTTTTAATCCACATCTTGAATTGCTACTATATAATATTCACTATCAAAATCATCAATTTTGAAATTTACACGAGCCAATCCTTCATTTGAAACTTCAAGTATTGCTGATGTACATTCTCTATTCGCCGTTAATACTTCTTTGAAAAGATTAGCGTTGAATGAAACTGAATCTGTTAAGTTACTTGCTATAGTTTCAACAGGAATATTTACTCTGTTTGTATTTGTTGAAGCATACCCAATAACTACATCAACTTCACCAGTTTTTTTGTTATTCATTACAGTAAATGTATCAACATCACTTAAAGCAGATTTACCTTTAATGAAAGTATTAATAAACTTTGTATCAAGTTTAATTTGTGTTCCGAAATCAGGTAATCTTTTAAGTGTTGGTGGGTTTGCTATAACTGATAAATCAGATAGCACATAATCAACTGACACAGCACCATTCTTAACTTTAAGTGAAACTGCTTTATCATCGAATTTGGTTAAATCCATTGAAATATCATCACCCAATACACCAATCAAACTTTTTAATTGGTCTGTTTGATAAACACCAAGTTCTGCTTCTTCAAATGAAAACTTATCTACTTTAACCGTTCCCAATAATGATTTATCAGGTGTTACAAATGATGTTTTCAATGAATTACCATCTGATGTCCATTTTACACTATTTACATTTCCACCCAAATTGTATTTTTGAATGAACTTATCTAACTTGCTTTTTTGCATCTTTTATTTCTCCTATGAGGTTTATTTCAATCATTATAACTTACAACTTTCTTCTAATATAATACAAGTCTTTTCTAAAAAAATCTCTCTAATGTATCTTGTTTGTCAATCAAAACCCAATTCATACTTTCATAGAATAAATCGAGTTTCTTTTGTAGTGCCTTCTTAAATAACTTTTCTCTATCCACATACTGATTTATGTAATCCATAATTTCAGGTGGGTCATCATATCCTTTAAATGCTAATTGTTTAATCTGTAATGGATTTTCTTTAAGATATACCCATTTGATTTTATTTGAATCTGTAATAGGTTCAATTGATTTTAAATTATGATGTTTAAGTAAATCATTATAAAGAATAGCAGCTTTCACATGCACAGGTGCTCCTTTTTTAACATTTGTAAAAATTGTTTTGTTATTGAACTTTCCACGACTTTTGTCTGTGAATTTCTTAATACCTTTTACGCCTGTCGGTAATGCAATATCATCTAATGATTGAACCTTTAAGTTCTTTTTGAATGATAATATCATATCATCAATTTCATCTTTATCTGTATGATTTAATATTCCATTTAACACATTTGTCATCAATTCTCTGAATGCATTCGGAAAACTACTTCTAACAATATCTAACCCTTTAACATCTAACCTATCACATTCAAATCCACCATCATTAATAATCCATTGCCCATATCTTTTCTTTGTAACCCAGAATGCTGAACGAGATATAACTTCTTGTTTGATGTCAAATTTATGTCCTTGTTTTATATTCAAAAACCTTTTAGCAAATATATCGTAACTATTATTTATGAAATCTTGAACTTCACCGGCAATTGATAATATTTCTTTTGTCATATAATCATTATCATTTACATCGGCATTTGGATTTCTATGTTTCACCAATGGAACTGCTGAACAAAAAATTGAATCAGTGTCGACATATATTACTTGGTCCTTATTATCACTCAATTCTTTATTATAAAAGTAATTTGCCATCTTTTGTGTAAACTTAATCAACTCCTGTCCAGTTACAGTTGTTGCTTCAGCATTATCAATATCATAAAATCTAAATACTGGAAGCCCAAGCACACCATATAATGAATTCAATACAATCTTCTGTACATGCTGTCTTCGTTTGAAATATCCTTGTTTTTCAGTATTACCTTCATCACCAAATTTTTTCATCAATCTTTTATATTCAACTCTTTCATCAAACCACTTTTTTAATAATGTTGGAATCAATCCCTTTTTATCATTCCTATATAAAACACCATTTGATGATACTGATATATTCTTCTTCTCAAATAAACTTTTCAATTCTTCATTGTTGAGGGTCCCTTGTTTTCTACCATCTTTTTCAAGTGTATAAGTTTTTTGAGTTCCCCTCATAAATTCTTGGTTATCCCAACCAATTAACTTACCAATCTTCATTTCAGGTGATATATTTAATGACATAATAATTGATGGATACATTGATGTTAAATCTAAATCATACACCCAATCATATCTTCCTGGAATTGGGTCTTTAACATAAGCACCACTAAACTTTTCTGTATTATCCATTAGCTCTCTTGCCTTTGGATTTTTGTTTGGTGCGATAATATCATTTTGCTTCAGATAAGTTAATATAGCTCCCTCTAAATATCTACTTGAATAATACACATCTTCATAAGGAACATGACCAACATGTGCAATACCACGAGCCAAATCAATGAACTTTAACTTATCATCAAGTGCTTTCACAATCAATACATCGTTTAAGTTATACTCAATAAACTTATCAATATCTGTTTCATATAAATCATTGAGTGTTCCTTCATATTCCACCTTACCAATTCCAACTTCCAACTGACCAATGTAATCTAATCTATATGATGATTGTTGTGTATATGTAAATAATCTGTATAATCTCATATAATCTAAACACGATACGCCAGCAATTGTATATCTACTTTTATGTTCTGAATAAAACACTTCACCAATTGGCGATAATGAATTAGCAATGGAATCACCCATTACTTTACGAGTCCTGTTATATAAGTATGGAATATCAAAACCATCTATATTCCAACCACTTAATATTGTTGGATTGATTTCAAGATATTTCTGATAAAACCTTTGGAATAATTCTTCTTCACTTTCAAATGCTTCAATTATATCTGTATTCTTAACATCACCTAAAATAAAGCAATGATATTTGTCTGCAGTTTTATCGTATAATGCAATTGATGTGATTTTGTTTCTTGCATATTTTGGGTCTGGAAATCCTTGTGTTACTTCAACTTCAATATCAAAATACATTTCTCTATGACTAACAGACACATCTTCACTATCTTTATATATATCAACTAAAACTCTTGTTTCAATTGGTACATCTGATTCAAACACATTACCTTTTTGTAAGTCTTCACCTGTCCAAAAGTTTACTTTCTTTAACTTATCACCATATAAAGAACGGTATGTTCCACTCGGTGATTTTAGATACGCATATGGTTTGTGTATGAACTTTGAATATCCACCCCCATCATCCCAAAGATGAACTTCACTGATTGCCTTTGTTCTTTTTACATATATGTTTTGATATGACATTATTTAATATACAACCTTTTTATGTTACTGAACAAGTATTATCTTCTCCCACATTGATGTTTTTCTGATTGAAATACTCTATCCCTTAAATCCGATGATGACCAATCGTGATTTCTTCTGTGCCAATAAACTCTAATTGGTAAATCATCACCTGTAAATCCTCGTTTACTACTTTTCCAATCACTTCCGATTATCCTAATGTCTGGTTTTATTTCTTTGAGTAATTCATATAAATCTTTTTCGGTTTCATATATGATTATTTCATCAATATATCTGATACCTTTTAACATTTCTAATCGTTCTTCAACTGTTTGAACTGGTTCATTCTTTACATCTGGTCTATCTATTGTTGGGTTCGTTTGTAATCCTACTATCAAATAACCACATTGATTTTTAGAATCTTCAAACATTACCATATGACCTGGATGGATTAAATCAAAAGCACCACAAGTAAATCCTACTGTTCTCTTAAATCCCATCTTATGCTTCAGCCCCCTCTTTTCGTTTTTCAACCATCGCTTCAAAGTCAATTTCACAACTATCATTATTACAAAACTTGTCGACCTCAGCCTTATTACCTTTAACTTGTCTAAAAGATAAATAACCTAATTCTTTAACCAATTCATCATATTTTTCTTCTGTAATTTCTTCATACGGCATTTGAGGGAATGCTCCGTGTTCGAGTTTCGGTAAGAATGAAATACCTTTTAATTGATATTGGAAATAGTTAAGTGCGTTTGGTATTTGATGTCCTTCAGTTTCAGGGTCAAATGTGATAGTACAACTCACTTGATTATCAGCCCAATACTTCTGCATAAATGCCGCTACTGATAATTGTTCCCACATTGGAACTTCACTTAATGTTCTAACACCCTCACCAATATCAACAGGAACTTCTACAACTACTGTGCTATCTTCACTTCCAACTGCCGGTTCAATATGATAACCAGCTTTTTCTAATGGTTTGATAAGTGGTGAATTAACTGATAACCTCATTCTCCTAATATAAAATCTACTCTCTGGATAATGAAGTCCTGGTGTTGAACCTGCTAATAATGAAACACTACCACTTGGTTTAACTGATGTAGTTTTTATACTACGAGGAACTGCTAACCAATCTGAATACATCTTATCATATTCTTGAATTTTATCATAACCAGTTTCCAACCATTCTTTTAATTGATGTAATCCTTTATCTGTAATAAATTGAGCAACACCACTTACTGATGTTCCAATTCTTCTATTCCTTAACATCACTCTATTAGTTTCTGACCAATGAGTTTTTCCTAATGTAACTGTTTTAGCATATAGATAAGCATACTTTAATGTTTTTAAGTAATCATCTATATCATCGTGATTGTTTGGAAATGTTTCTACAAGACAGCATAACTCGTAACTTTCAAGTGTTTGTTCCAGGCATGGATTTCCACCTAATGCTCTATGGTCTTTCTTATCTCTACCATTTCTCATTCTTGAATAATCTTGCATATTTTCCAACCAAGCAATTCCTGGTTCACCATTGTCATTTATTCTTTCAGCAACATCTGTATAATCCATTCCAACATCAGCAAATACTGAATTGTTTGATGTCCAACCATATTC